TTTTCTTGTCTGTTAAATGACATCATGTCTTTAGTAAACGCCATGTTAACATCCATAAATTCTTTATCTGTGTCTGTGCCTACATCTTTATAAATAGCTGTAGCGTTTCCAACATTAAGATTTAATTGTTTAGACATTTCTGCAATCTTTTCTCTTTTAATTGCATATTTCTCAGCCGCTTGTTCTTTGGCTGCGTTTATTTTATTATTATCAATTGTACCGTAGTCATCAAACAGAGCTGCACTTGCGGCATTCTTAGCATGAAAGTTTGATACAGAAGTTCTATAGGCTTGTTCTTTTTTTGCGTTATGGTCTGCAACTGCACCAACAATGTCTAACGCAAATTTAGCTTCTGCTGTACACATATTATTTTAACTCCTTCATTACTAATATAAAATTTTTTTGTTCATAACCGTAAGGTAACTTTTTCTTAGGTTCAAAACCTAAAAACTGTAACCATTTTAAAGTTTCCCAATTACGTTCATCTACAAAGTTATAAAGATATTTATAACCTTTACCCATTTCGTTTACCCAATAAGGACATTCTTTTAAGAATTGTCTTACATGGTTTCTAAGTTGGTCACTTGATAACATCCATGCAACGCCATAGCCTTCAGCAAATTTACATGGCGCAGTGCCAAACATTCCAATTACTCCTTCTTCTTCTGTACCTAAGATAGTGTAGTTTCTTGAACCTTCATAAGTGAAGGGAAGAACTAATGCTTTTAGTGGACTTAGATTGTCTGAAGCTTTTATTTCACGCCTATCTGCTAGGCGCATTTTAGGTGCTAGGTCTATGCAATCTTTTACAATTGCTTCCCTTACGCATTTTTCCATATTACATCCTTCTATTTCTTCTATGATAAAATCCTTCAATCTCTGCTGATATAAAGTGACAAGGTAAATGTGAACTTGAAACAAGCTTACAAACAAACTCAGTGTTTCTACATTGAATAGGAATATTAAATGTTCCACTTGCAATGTTAGGCTGTCCAATAACTGAATTTGCTGAATTAATAACATTACCAGTCATTTCATATGTTGATAAATTTCTACCATTAGGCAAAACTGTAGCTGTAAAGAAACCACTGTCTTGATAGTCAACACGCATAGTTCTTACTTGGAAACGACCAGATGTAATAGCTATTTGTCCAGTTGCACCAGACTCTCTTACATAAGGTTTTGAAAATTCATATAAAGATTCAAATACTGTTCCAAAAATACATGACGTGTGATTACCTTGAACAACAACAGTTGTACCAGTTTCACTATCAATAGTTAAATCTGCACCGTTAGTTGCGTCAATAGCTATTAAAGTTTGGTTGTGTTCATACGGTATAGTAAATGTAGTTTTATCTGTGTTACTATCGTATGTTCCTGTTAATATATCTGTTTGTAAATCAATATTGATTGGAAAATCTAAAGTATTAAAATTAGGATTTCTTAAATCTATTTTTAATAATTTTAAATTAGTTTTTTCATTAGCTAAAACATAAATAAAACTATCGTATGCTTCAGCCGATACAATCTCCATGTTAGAGAATGTGAATGTAGACCACGCAGATTGTACTTTTTTATCTGCATCCCAAAAATATTTATATACAAACATTTTGCTAGAATTAGTTCCACTAATGTTTGAACTAGGTGTGTATGGCGCTGTATTAGTTGTGTCTAAAGTATCATGACACAATACAATCATTGTATCTTCAATGTTATTAGAAACAATTTTATATGCATTACTAGGTATTAAAGTGTTAACACCAATTGTAATATCTAAACCATCATTAGTTAGTGTATCATCATCAGCAAAATATTCTGTTATAGCAGTCTTGTCATTTCTCTTTTGTGCAAAATAAACAAATTTACCTGCCGCTTTAGGTTCAACTTTAGTGTCATGTGAAAACGTACTTGTTTTAGATAACACTGCTGTTGTTGGTGTAATACTATCACCAGAAGATTCTAATATGTATTGAGACTCAGCAGAAAACAATAACAACTGTTCGTTAAAATCTATAGAGTTGTAAAGTTTGTTTACAGTTGTACCACTTGCTGCAACATCAATAGGGTCAGTATCTAAAACATCTGTACCAGTTGTAGCATAGAAATTATAATACTCACCGTTTTCTGACATAATCAAATTTTGTCCAGAAATAATTCCAAATCTATTTTGAAAGAAAGTTAAGTTAGTAATTGTTTGTCCAACAAAACTTGGTGCAGGGTTTGTAGTTTCATCACCTGCAACTCTGTCAGTATAAGTTTGTTGTGCAAAAGTAAATGTACCATTGTTATTATTAATTAACGCATGGGGCATTGTGCTATTGTCTAAACCAATTTTTACTCCTGGTCCTACAGTTTCTCGCCAAACACCGTTAGCTACAAATTTTACATAATAGTCTGAAAGAGTATCACCTTCTTCACCAGTTACTTTAATAATCATATCTGGTTTTGCGTAGTAAGGTAAATCTGTAAAATCAGCTATTTCATCTTTAACAGCATACATAGCTTCGTTACCAAAACCGTCTGTTGTTTCGACTGTAAAAGTACCACTAGAACAAGTTAGATAAATTGTGTTACCATATTGTGTGTTTGAAAATGTTCCAGTAATTCCAGAATAATTAGCTAAACCTTGAGACGTACTTAAAGTTGCGCCTGTGTCTGCTCTTATAGTTTTAAAACCAATTCCATCTGCCGTACTTGACCAGTGTGAAGACGCTGTTCCATATAATAATATATGAGCAATCTTTTCTGTATCTCTAAATTTACCATCTGTTGATGCGTCATTACCAGTAGGCATTTGAAACAATACTTCTATTGGATATGACCATGTAGAATGATTTAATTTAACACTGTATTGTCTACCGTATTGTGAACTTTTAACATAAACAATTGTTTCTTGTACCTTGGCTGCTGTAGTAGTTGAGTTTTCTGCTACAGTAGTTTGTCCATTAGATAAAAAAGTATAGTCAGCAATGTTTGTAAATTTAAAATCTTCTAAAGGGTTTGTAGATGTTAAGTAAGAAGTTCCATCTGGAAAACTAACTGTTTTTTCTACACCATTTAAATCAAAAACTTTAACACCTTGATTATAAAACACAGCAACATACTGATTGTTAGCATCTCTATTAATCCATTGTACTGCACAATTATTTGGTATTGCTTGATTAGATAATAAGTTTGCTACAAAATGTGTTCCTGCTCTTTTAGATAAACCATCAATAATATTTGATTGAAAATTAATTTGATTTTCTGATTGTGATACATTTCGTTGTACCGAGTTTTGTTGGCTTACTCCGTTAATTAAGTTAGGAATTGACTGAGATATTAATGCCATAGATTAATTCCTTGATGAACGTTTATTGCCACGATTAGTAATGTAGTTCATGTTGTATTCATCTTTTAAGATGTTTGCGTCCATTGCTCTTGAGTCTGCTTGTTCAAAAGCTACATGAGCTTCATTCTCATCTAAGCCTGCTAATTTAACTAATTCATTTGCACCAATGTAACGAGCTGCAAATCTTCTAGAAGCTTTAACTACAATGTATCGTCTTGCGTATTCTGGAAGATGTTCAAATTGTTGTACTAAAACTTTGTCTATTTGTGGATTGTATGTAAATACATCTGTATGATTTTTTAAGTCATATAAAAATCCATTACGAATTGTGTATTGATAAACGTATTGATACGGTGATGATGCTTCAGCTTGAACACAGTTTGCGTCTAGAGGTACTTTATTATTTGAGTCTCTATTCTGTGTTACTTCAAATTCTCTATTAAAAAACCATCCTTGTGATTGGACACTCATAGACGTTTCATCTAAAATATTTTTAGCTACAGCAACGTCAGTACCAATGTTACCTGTAATGGCTGACACTGGTGCTTCACCGATAAAACTTAACATAGTGTTTATCGCTTGTAATTCTGTTGTTGGTGTAATTTGAGTTGTCATGATTATCCTTTGTATAATTAAAGTGGGGGATTAAGTCTCCCTCTTCCCCCACTCCTTATAAGTATAAAGATACTTAAAAATTAAGCGTCTTTAATTCCTACTGCTGCTTCCGGTCTTAATACACCATGTCCCATAGCGTATTTAGCAACCATTAGCGTACCTTGTCTTCTGATGTCGTATTCCATCTCAGTAGCCAAGTCCATTAACTTCACAGTTCCAATTGCACTAGGGTGAGATACCAAACCTTCGTAGTTTGCTAAGTTAACAGCTTGAGGTGTTGAACCACCTTGAGTTGCTGAACCTGCATCTGCACCAGTAGTGATGTTAGAAGCAACGAAATGAGGTACAGGGATTAATGTAATTCCTGCAATCATCGATACTTTACCTTCAGCAATTGAACCTCTACCACTAAAGTCAACATTGATTGCGTTTGTTGCGTTAGCTAATTTGTAATACATTTCTGGTTTTAAGAAACATACTCTTCCTTCAGACGGTACATAGTTGTTGTCTAAAGTTTTAGCTGCATCAAATAATGAATCAATGAATCCATTAGCAGAAGTTGAAGCAGTTGCACTAGCAATTGCAGTGTTAGTTAACACTGTACCTGTAGGGTACGATGTGTCAGCAACGTTTGCACTTGTAGTTTGTGCTGCTTGTCCGATTGTTTGTAAGATATGTTTATCTTTTTGGAAAGCTAATGCTCTTCCAATTTCGCTTGAATACGCTGACCTTACTGACCAGTGATTCTTTGCTTCCTCAAGGTTACTTAAAAACACATGAGATATTAGTAAATCGTTAATTGTGATAACCTTTTCATTGTGGTTAACATTCAATCCAACGATTTCTGCGCCAGGTGTGTGATACTCAGCACCGACTCTTCCCATTACTGGGAAAGTTGCTGACTTACCAGAAGCGATACTTCTGACCATGTCTGCACCTTCAGTTTTTGACGCTCTTTCGAATGAAGTAAGAACTTCTCCGGAAAAAACCTTCAAAAACAAAGCATCTTCAGCACCACCAGTATTCACTCGACCTATTGCGGCTGGGTTTCCTACTGCCATATTTTTCTCCTTTATAGCTTTGTTGATTTAAAAGCCTTCACTCAGTCTTATCCTTCACAAGATTGTCGTTCCTCGGAACGGTCAAGTTAATGTACTTAACTTTGTGTTAGCAAGTTGCTACCTATAGAGGTAACACAACTATGATTTGGCAGTCTTTGCAGCTCGTTTAAAATTTGCTGCTGTTGGTGCGCCTTTACTTCCAGGCTTTCTCATTTTTTCACCACTGCCACTTTTGATTCTTTGTCGTTTAGCATGAATGTTTGCGTATAGTCCACGTTTTGCCATTACAACCTACTATTCTTTATTTTAGCTTGAACATCAGCTTGATAAGCTTCGTCTTTTGCATATCTTGGGTCAGACATTGCTGCTGTTACTTCAGCCCATGAACGATAGCCACTTGCATTACTTGTGCTTGGTCTATCACCTTTTGCTAAACTTGGTTCTACACCTTCAGCATTTTTATATTTAGCATTCAATCCTGCGATTGCTAATTTAGTTGCTTCGATGTCTTTACCGTTTACAGTTCTATTGTAAGCGCTGATTTCAGCTTCACTTAAATTTTCAGAAGCCCATGTCATCATGTTTTTATATGCTTCGTCACCACCAACTTCTTGTTTTAAAGTATTAGCAGTTTGTGTAGCTATAGCTTCTTGTCCTTTAATAAAAGCATCCACATAATCTTTAGGTATGCCTGCTTTTTCTAAAGCTTCATAAGATTTATCATTAAGTTGTCCACTCTCATTATATTCTTGTTGTAGAGTTTCCATACTTAGACCTGCATTTTCAACTGCTTTTTCAGCTTTGTCGATTGACAAGTCATCTTCTTTTTTAGTTTCTGTTTCTTTTACTTCTTCTTGTTTAGGCTCTGATTGTCCTAATTTAGTTTCTAATTCACCGTAAGCTTTAGCCATATCTTCTGGTGATTTAAATTTTTCAGGTAACCATTCTGGTCTATTTACTTTAGACTCTTCTATTGGTTTATCTGCTGTTTCTTCTGTAGGTTTTATTTCTACTTGTTCTACCATTTAATTATCCTCTTGGTTTTGTAACATTGTCTGCAACTTTAGGAGCAACATTTTGTGCTGTCTCCATCATCATTTGTTGTTGTTGCATTTGCATTTGTTGTTCTTGTTCTGCTTGTAACTGTTCTGGGGACTTGATTAGATTTTCTGTTTCTATTCCATGACCTGTAGCAAGTCTTTCAATTAAATCACCGATGTTTAACATCTGTACTGCTTGTGGGTTCATTTGTGCTAACTGTCCTATTTCAGATACAAACTCTCTTAGTTTCTGTAAGTCATTACCTCTACCTAGTGCTTCAACACCAGTAATAATAGTTGGTCTTACAGAACCTTTTGGAAGTTTTGGTATTTCATTTTTACTTCCCATTCTTGTCATTAACAAAGAGACTAAAGGCAATTGTAATTCTTGTGATAATAAAGAATAAATTCCACCCATAGCTGTTTCAAGTTCATTAGCCATGTATCTAATTTCTTGAGCAGTAACTCTTTCTGCTTGACGTTGAATTGCTGTATTAAGTAAGAATGCATATGCTAGTCTTTCTTCAAGTCTACCAATTGCTTTTTCTACTGTTTGTAAATCATAAAATTTCTGTGCTTGTAACACGCTAACATCATCTTGATTTCCAGATATAATGTCACCGTTACGT